AAACGGGGCTTCCTGCCCCGTTGGCTCGTGCGCGCATCCCTGCGCGCACCCTGCGGGCCGATCCCGCTTCGGCTGCGATGCTCGGCGGCGTCAACGGGTTCTCGGGAGGGGGCTCCGCACGGTTCCCCGGACTTGTGCGAAGTGTAGCGCGCGGCCGAGTTTGCGACAGGTTTACAGTGAATTTGAGACAGCAATTATCGCCGCTTTATTGGGCCCCCGCGGCCGGGCTGGGCAAAGACCGCTCAAACAGGACCTAAATACCCCCCCTCGCGCTTCAGAACAGCTGGAGGGTCCCCGTCTCGCGGCGCCCCTCCTCGCAGTGATCATTCCAGATCAGCAGTTCCCTCGCCTCAGACCCCTTGCCTCCTCCAACGGTGTACCGGATCGCCAGCGCCTCCATGTGGAGGCCGTCGAAAATCCGCCTCATCTCGACGTGGTCGTTGACCGAGATCAGCATCGACCCCGCGACGTCCCTGGCGAGCCCGGCCATGCGCTCGTACTCCTCGAGACTGAAGTCGACGCCGTACCCCTCGGTCTCCCAGTACGGGGGGTCCAGGTAGTGCAGAGTGTGGGGGCGATCGTACCGCTCCACCACCTTGTGCCACGGCAGGTTCTCGATGTAGGTCCCGTACAGCCGCAGGTGCGCCTGGCTCAGATCCTCCTCGAGGCGCAGGAGGTTGAGCCGCGCCGGCGAGGTGGTCGCCGTGCCGAAGCTCTGGCCGTCCACTCGGCCACCGAATGACAGCTTCTGGAGGTAGAAGAACCGCGCGGCGCGCTGGATGTCGGTGAGCGTACCGGGAACCTTCTCCTGCTCCCATGCGTAGACCTGACGGCTGGTCAGGGCCCACTTGAATTGCCGGACGAACTCCTCGAGGTGGTGCTGGACGACGCGATATAGATTGACCAGCTCGCCGTTGATGTCGTTGATGACCTCGACATCTGCGGGCTGTTTGGCGCAGTAGATCGCGGCGGCGCCCGCGAAGGCCTCGACGTAGCAGATGTGCGCGGGAAACTTGCTCAGGATGACATCGGCCAGCCGGCCCTTGCCCCCTATCCACGGGATGATCGGTCGGTGTTGCATGTGAGCCCCTACATCTTCTTGGTCTTGTGCTAGGCTCTCCGACGCTGCGTGCACGCGGCGGGGGGCCTTGGCCTGGCTCACAGTGCTTGTTCACTGCGTTTCGGGTGGCCGGCCGGTGCTCGAACACCGGCCGGTCGCTCCTCTTACCCCTAATCCTCTCTAGAACACCCCCGGTCGGATCGTGTCGAGCGCGGCGAGGACGTCGGCCTCGGCCGCGTCCACCGCAGTGTGATCGGCCGCGCTGTCGATGCTGGCCTTGCCGACGAGGCGCTGCCGGCGGACGGCGGCGAGCACCGAACGCCAGCCGGCGGCGGTGGCCAGGATGTCGTCGCAGGCGACCTGCGCGCTCATGCCGCCCGCGTCGGCCCAGCTCTGGACCTCGTCTGGCACGTCACCCGCCGGGTAGCCGGCGGCCTGGAACGCGGCGGCCGCCTGCTCGGACTGTAGGTACTCGCCGGTCAGCAGAACGCCAGGCGACGGGAAGCGCGCCCGGGCCTCGCCGGCCGCGAGGTCGATGCGCAGCTTGGCGGCCTCTTTGTACTCAGCGAGCGCCGGCACGGGCGGATCGACGGCGATGGGGGCTCCGTCCTGGTCGGCGACGATGCGCTTGCCATCGGCCTGCGCTGCCAGCAGGGCGGCGTGCCGCTCGCGGGTGATCGAGACGGCGTCACCAGGGATGGCTTCGCCGTGGATTGCGGGATCGTAGAACCCGCCTGTCGATGCTGAGTAAAACATGATGGATTCCCTCCTAGTTTCCGATCGCAATCCAGGAATGGCTCGACGTCGCCGACGCGGATGTAAACGTGAACCCGGTCAGTGACAGAGTCGTCGCTTTGATGCTCGACTCAGAGGTGCTGTTAATCCCTGAAGTGACGTTCCAGATCGCCGTGGGGAATGCGAGGGGAAACGTCACGCCAGAGCCGCCTGTGGTGGCCTGGCTGAACCCCCACTGCACGATCACACCGCCCGGCAGCTTCTGATATCCGGCCACCGCCTGCAGTTGATTGCTGCCCTGCAGCGCCGCCGCCAGCTTCGCCGGCGTCAGCGCCCGCACATCGTCCGTCAGCGCCTGCGCCTCCGCTGCCGTCACGATCTCGATGACCCCCTTGACAGTCTCGCTAGCGGCGCGGGTAATCGCCGCGCTCAACTGCGTCAGGACGTCGTCGTCGGGCGTGAGCCCGGCAGCGATGATCGCGTTCCGGATCTCCTCGCCGATCTTGTAGAACCAGAACGGCCCGGGGACGGTCGCCTCGTTGACCCCCGGCACCGCCGATTGCGGGTAGCCATTGCTGGGGGTTCCGGGCGCCGCCGGCGGCGTGGCAGAGGCGTTGGCTAGGTAATTACGCGGTTCCATCGGGGTCTCCCTAGGTGTACTCGAACAGTGCGACGGTGTGGGCGGGCTTGAGTCGGTTGATCACGCACTCGAGCCGGGTCTGCGGTGCCTGCTCGCCGAGCGACTCATCCACGTTCGAGCTGACTTTGAACTGGTCGACCGCCGCCGCCGGTGCACTCAGCAGCCAGGCGAAGCGCCACTCGAGGCCGTACAGCGGGGCATCGACCGACTGATCGACGGAGTGCGGATCAAACTCGGAAATGGTGGCGCCAGCGAAGCCGAGGCGCGCGGCCAGGTCGATGAAGTACTGCCGGCTCTGCCCCCCCGTGGTCACCAGCGCCGCGGTCAGCGCGGCCCGGCGTTGCTGCTGGGTGACGCCCAGGCCGCTGCAGGCATCGGGCAGGCCCGCCACCCGCTCCCAGTCGGCCAGCAGCTCGACGACGGTGCGCGTGTCGGTCTCGTCGATGAGCGCATCGCCGCGGCTGTCGACGCGCGCCAGCTCGTCGGCCAGCGCCTGCATGAGCTGGCCCCAGGAGCTGTCCGGCTCGCGCGGCCAGGCCGCGCCGGGCGGGGCCAGCGCCATGAGCTGGTCGCGGTACTCGGCGGCCGTCATGACCATGTGACGGTCCCCATCGTGGCGATCTCACCGGTGGCGTGCGTGACGTCGGCGACCGGGCTGACCAGCACGTGGTCGGTCTCGTCGGCCGCGATGCTGATCGCCTCGCGCAGCTGGCTGACCAGGATGGTGCCGCCCGGCTCGGCCGCGCGCAGCAGCAGGTCGGCGATCTCGGCCTCGACCGCGTCCTTCACCGCCTGGGTGTTGGGCGTGATGCCGCTGATGGTCACGTCGAACGGCACGGCCACCGGCCCCAGCGCGTAGGGCACCGCCGTCACCGGGCGCACGGTGTCGATGTGGGCCTGCACCGCGTCGATCACCGTCTGGGTGGGGATGCCGTCGGCGGTGGCGCCGTAGGTCATCAGGCGCACGGTGACGGTGCCGAGCCCCGCCTCGGCCGGGTAGGCCCAGGCGTCGGTCACATCGGGATGCGCCTCCAGCGCCCAGGCGATGTAGTCGGCCGCCGCGCCACCGTGGGGCGGCTGCTGGATGCGGGCGAGCAGGCGCGCGCGCAGCGCCGTGTCGGTCTCGCTGTCCGCGCCCCCCGCCAGGCCGCCGGCGGCGACGGTGGCCTGGCTGTTGACGCCGCTGATCGGGCTGACCAGGGAGAGCGTGACACCCGCGTCCTGGGTGCCCGCGCTGCCGGCCGTGTCGGCGGTGACCGCCGCGGTGGCCGTGCCGGCGGCGAGGGTGGCCTCGGCGTCGGTGGTGTAGGCGGTGCCGTCGCTGGCCTGCAGTGCGGTGCCGGCGGGGATCACCGCGCCGGTGGTGCCGGTGATCGTGACGTCCCCGGTGGCGGCCACGGCCGCGAGGCGGGTGATGCCCCAGATGTCCGCCCAGCGCGCCAGGTATTCCGCGTCAGCGGTGTCGGGGAGGATCTGCCGCGCGAGCCAGTCGAGGTGACCGTACAGCCCGTGCACCGCGCCGGCCTGGACGCGCGCCAGCACATAGAGCAGGTTCCGGCGCAGCCGCGCGTCGCTGCCGGGCAGCCGGCTCTCGACATCGGTCTGGATGCGGGTGATGAGGTCCTGAACGGTCGGTCGGGCAAACGGCATTTAGGCGGCCTTTAACTGGTGGTCCCAGGCGGTCTGATAGAGGTCTCCGGACGGGCGCTGGATCTCGACCGACAGCCGCAGCACGCCACTGCGCACACGCTCGGCGGTCACCTGCACCCGACGCGCGACCCCGTCCTCGAGGAGCCAGGCGAGCGCCTCCTCGGCGTACTCGCGGGCGCGCTGCAGGGTGGTCGCGGTGTCCTTCTCGCGCCCGAGCAGCCACAGCCGCGAGCCGATCCGGTCGCCCTCGCTCTCCGGCCAGGCGTCGGCCCACCAGCCGCGCCGGTCGGTGCCGCCGTCGGGCAGCACATCGTCCGCCTCTGCGCGGCTGTCGGTGATCAGGCTGAGCAGAACTGCCGTCTCCAGGCCGTCGTCGGTGGACAGATCGCCGCCGTCGAGCCGCACATCGATGCGCGGCGGCTGGCCGGCGCCGGTGTCGATCAGGTGCAGGGCCAGGTCGGTCATTGTGGCGGCCCGGTCGTGCCACCCGAATCGCCCGGGTGGGTGTGGCTCTTGAGGCTGATGCCGTCGGCGACCACGTCGCCCGTGACGGTCACGTCACCGGTGATGCTCACGTCCGCGGCAATCGCCACGGTGGGCGCGGTCACCACCAGGTGCTGCACCGCCGTGATCTCCAGCTGGTCGCGGCGGAACACGATCTGGTTGCCCTGGTCGTCGTAGAGCGCGACTTCGCCGGCGACGAGGCCCTTGAGGCGGTAGCGGCGGTCGGCCACGCTGACCACCACCGCGTGCGCGCGCCGGCCCCCGAGGGAGAGCAGCAGCGCCTCGGCGCCCGGGTGCGGATGGCTGGTGTAGCCGTAGGGCTCCAGGTGTTCGACTCCGTCGAGCAGCTCGCCGGCCAGGGCCTCCACCTGCAGCAGCTGGAGGAAGGCGCCCGGATCCACCAGGCGCACCACGGCACGGGTGGCGAGCAGCTTGATGCGCCGCTCCAGCGGTGCGAGCAGGCGGGCGAAGGTGCGCATGCTCATTGGCTCCACCCGACGTCGTCGGCCGTGGGCTCGGGCAGCGGGACCAGCTCGAAGGCCTCCGGCGGCATCACGCGCAGCTCCGTGCGCTGGCCCTCCTCGTCGAGCATGAGCTGCACGGAGACGATCAGCAGGTCGTCATCCACGCCCAGCCAGGCGTCCTGCACGGCTACCAGCCGGTTGGGCTCCCACGGCCCATCGCGGTGGGCCCAGCCGGTGACCGTGTACACCACGCCCTGGCCGCGACCGAAAGCGGTATTGCGCTGCCACTCGGCGCGGCGCTGGCAGTCGGCGGCGTCGGGAGTGCCCTCGGCGATGACCACGGTGGGGCGGTAGCGGGTGACGTGCTTGTCCCGCGCGGTGCCTCGCGAATGGGCGGACGCCTCCGCAGTGTCCACGGCCCAGGTGAGCCCCGTCTGCTGGCCGAGCACGACGTAGTCGGAGAACCGCTCGCGACTGGAGAACTGCCCCGAGGCGCGCCGGATGTTCTCGCCCAGCACCAGGGCGGTCGGCGCCCGGCTGGCTCCGGCGCGCGTGATGACCAGGTCACCCGAGGACGTGCTCACGATACGCAGTGCACGGATGCGGGCGAGCTGCTCGATGAACTCAAAGATCGGTTGCCCGGGCTCCAAGCGCTGCTTGCGGAAGGGGGCGCCCACGTCCGCATCCGCGTAGACCTTGATCCCGAATCGCTGCGCCAGCTCGCTGGTGATCTGCAGCAGCGTCTTGCCGCTCCACTCCATCGGCTTGCCCGACTCGCCGGCGATCGAGCAGTCCACCAGGTCGCCGGCCTTGCTGCGCCCGCTGACCGTGATCGTGTGCTGGGTGGCGTCATACTCGGGCAGCACCTCGTCGACGTAGCCGGTGACGATGGTCTGGCTACCGAGCAGCAACTCGCAGGGTGTGCCCGCCTTGAGCGGCCGCGGCATGGACTGCCCGGCCCAACGATCGGTGAGGGTCAGCTCGAAGCTGTCGGCCACGGTCTCCAGCGAGCGCATCACGCGCAGCTGCTTCCAGCCGCCGTAGAGCTGCGTGTCGATAAGGAGCTGCAGGTCAGGCACCGAGCACCTCCAGCGGCACACCGCCGGGCACAAACCCCGGGTGACGAATGGCGTTGCGCTCGACGATCTCCTGATCCCTGCTGGCGTCGCCGTAGAACCGGTGCGCCACCACCAGCGCCGGCAGGGTGGCGCCAGGCGTGTAGGTCACCAGTTCCGGCAGGCGGGCGCCGCGGGTGCGCAGGTCCGTGGCCACGGCGGCGCGCAGGGCGCTCAGCGCCTGGTACACGCCGTCGCCCACCGGCTGGCCGGTCACCGGATCGGTGGCCTCCATCTCGTCGTCCACGGCGGCCAGCAGCGTGGCGGCGGTGGCCAGGGCGTCGGCGCGGCTGGCGTAGCTGGCCTGCGCGGACTGGCGGGCAGCCTCGATCACAGCGGTCTGGCGCGTCAGGCGCTGGACCGCGGCGGTGGCGATAGCCTGGCGGCGGCGTGTGGCCGTGGTCGTGGGCACTGCCGGTGAGCTCGACCCGGCACCGAACAACCGGCGGTACAGCTCGAAGGCGCGCAGCGGCTCGGTCACGAGCTCGCCCAGGCGCTGGATGCTGCCGATGATGCCCGCGGCCATGTTGGCCGGAGCGCGGATGTCGGCGGCGATGGTGCTCACCACGTCGCCCACCAGGTTCTCGACCTCGGCCAGCGTGCGGTACAGCTCGGTCTCGATCTCGTCGAGCAGGCGCTGCGGCAGGCTGAGCACGTCGTAGGTGTCGGCGTAATCCTCCTGCGCCTCCACCAGCGCCGAGGCGACGCGCTTCTCCGTCTCCTTCGGCGTGTCGTTGGCCGCGAGAGGGAACCGCAGTTCGCCCGCCTCCACGAACGTCAGGCTGAAGGACGCACGTCCACCGTCCCGGGTGGACTCACGCACCCGGGCGCTGGTGAGGCTGACGCGCATCGTCCCGTACCAGGGGTGCACCAGGGTGCCGGGGCCGGGCTGCTCGATCTCGGCGATGAGCGCATCACGCGCCGCGAGGTAGTCGCCGTCATCGCCGAGGCGCGCGTCGACGAACACCTCGACGGAGAACTCACGGGCCTTGCGACCGAGGTCCTCCACGTAG